CGGTGAAGGCGGGTTAGGTTAATGGCTACTTGGGATGAGATCAAGCAAGCCATGGTTAATAGGGTCGTCCAGGAGGGCTTGGTGAATCCGGAGACCGGCCAGCCCATGCCTGCGATGGATTCCGTGCTTGACGCGGTGGCTGACGGCATAGCTCTGCAGGAGGCCGGGCCGGGTTTCGGCAAAGTAAAGGTAGGGGCCAGCACGCTGGAGGCCGACGCGCCTGGGGATACTCTTGAATTGGTCGCAGGTGCTAACATCGCTCTGAGTGCTGACACCGCTGGAGACAGCGTAACGATTGCCGTTACCGGGACAGTGCCGACGGCGCGGGACGCCGACACCGTGGACGGCAAGCACGCATCCGACCTCGCGCTGCTCGGGCACGGCCATACCGGGGGAGCGGACGGGAACCAGATAGGCACCTCGGGCCTTCAGGACGGAGCCGTCACAGATGCCAAAGTCGGGAACAGGACGGCGGATCAGGCGCAGACGCCGACAGGGAGTACAGGCACGCTTACCCAGTTATTCTCTTGGATTGCAAACAGGCTCAAGGCGATTACTGGGGCTACGAACTGGTTCGATGCGCCGGCGGCGACGCTCGCGGCGATTTGGGCCAAGTTCAACGCTTCAACGGGACACAAGCATACTGGGGCGACGGATGACGCGCCAAAGATAAGCTTCAGCGACCTCGCGGGCACGCCTTCTTCATTTGCTCCGGCTCCTCATAAATCAACACATGCTTCCGGCGGAAGCGATGCGCTGACGCCAGGGGACATCGGAGCGGTTAGCAAGGCCGGGGACACGATGACGGGCAAGCTGACAGCGCCTTCATATGGGTCTCGGGACACCCGGAGTACAGCCACAGCGCCGGGTGACTATGACGCGGAGATGCGACTTCAGTTTAAGTATCTTTCCGCTATCGGCCTGAGCGGAATCGCATCTGGTACGTACTGCCAATTGATGGGCTATCGAGCTTGGTCGGACGACAGCGGCGGGCGGGCTCATGAACTTGCGTTTACCGATGGCGGAGACATTTACTATCGAAGCGGAACGGAAGCTGCTGGATGGGGATCATGGCAGAAGCTTTGGCACGCAGGCAACGACGGCTCTGGCAGCGGACTTGACGCTGACCTACTGGACGGGCAACATTCATCGGCGTTCGCGCCTGCGTCGCACGTAGGAGCCACCGGGAGCGCCCATGGCACTGCGACAACGTCCGTCGCTGGATTCATGTCCGCGGCTGACAAGACTAAGCTCGACGGCATCGCCGCAGGAGCCGAAGTGAACCAGAACGCGTTCTCGAACGTCCTTGTCGGCGGCACGACTATTGCGGCAGACGCCAAGACGGACACTCTGGAGCTCGTCGCGGGAACGAACATCGCGTTGACACCCGACGCGACGAACGATAAGGTCACGATCGCGGTTAGCGGCACCGTTGCTTCCGCGTCGAATGCCGACACGGTGGACGGATTACACGCGGCCGGGGTTCGTAGTAGTACGACACTCGCTTTGTGCGTGGAGGTCAGAAGTTCCGACCCCACGTCTCCGACAGTTGGGCAGATTTGGTTGAGGAGCGACTTGTGATGATTTCGTGGAAATCGTTTGAAGACGTTGTAGTGAACGGGGTCAATAGGCATGTTAATACCAGGGTTATGTATGATGGCCTGATGCAGGTCCCTAGAGGCGCAGGTTTTGAGGTTATCGAAGCTACAGCGAGAGCATCGCTCAACGCAGTCTATGACTCCCTTGGATTACCTCAGGAGGTCCGGGCCAAGCTAATGACACGGCCAGTGGTGTTGCCGACGGTTGTCAATCGGGAGACCCAGGAGCTGTATTACCTATTCGTCCGGGACATTACTCTACTACCGTGTACAGGCCAAGTGGATAAACTGCAGCGCGTATTACAGGTCGCTAGCGTCCTTGGCGACGCGTTCGGTTCCGAGACCCTCATGTCTACATTGGGAAGTAGGGAGATCGAACGTATTTGTCCTAGGGTCTATATCTGCTCTGTGGATGTAGTGCGAGGGATTTTCTCCCTCTATTTCCAGCATACGTATAGCTCAACACTGCAGGAGTTCAATCGTCTTGTTGCGGCTACCGGCAATACGCACGACCGCCAGTTGGAGTTCTTGAGCTATGTTTGTCCCGGGCATGATCCTCGGTACATAATCCAGAGCAAAGTGGCGATTACAGGCGTTGATTATGTGCGGGGGGTGTTGGCGGGCAAGCTCAAATACTACTTTTGCCCTGATAGGCTGACTGAGGACGAATTGAGAAGGCTCGAAGAGGTGAGCGGGTTTAAGGTAGCTGATTCCGCCGCGCGGTTGGGGCTCCATCCTGATTTGGTGCATTTGATAGGCATAGGTATAGATTTCAGTGCAGATGAGGTTGTCAAGGTGAAACATTACTTTCGAGCAGGGTAGGGGTAGAGCCCATGGGAAGAGTCGAGCTGATAGAAAAGAGGGATAGATACTCAAAGACCTTTGACAATCGAGATAATACCTATACCTTGGAGTTCGCCACGTTCCCCTTGCACTACATGGACGGGGAGAGAAATTGGCAAGACATATCCGCGCGGTTTGAGGAAGATGCGGCGGCTGGGCAGTTTAGGTGTCTTACCAATGTCTTGCAGGTCGTCATCAAGCGGGACGTTCGCGAGGATTACAACACGGTAGTAAAGACTGACGAGGGGCTTACCATAGAGATTGATCTCCGGGAGGCCAGATATTCCACAGAGTCCGGGGAGTTTGAGACGGTACACTATCCCAATGATACGTCGTACACTTCGTATGCGGCGGACGATGCGACGGTTGTTCAAGCGGGGGTATTCCCCGGCATCACTGACAGATATTGTATAGGTTCAGGCATCTTAAAACACGATTTGGTCATAGAGCAAGCCCCTCTCCCCCCTTCAATCACTGGAAGCGGTTTGAAATTCGAAGTCGCGTACCGCATTAGGGTAAACAAGCCAGTCAAGGTGACGACGCAAGACATCGAGAAGGCGATAGATTTCGTCACCACTGAGGATATAACCTTTTCGCCTTTGGACGGCAGCGAATTCGCTGTTCGCCTTCGCAATGTCAACATTCGCGATCAAGCAGGAATATACGCAGTGGTCGAACAGCGACTGCGGTTTATCACGGAGACAGAGTTCGAGCTGGCCTATCTTGTCAGCTATGACTTTCTGATTGATGACACTTTGGTTTACCCCTTGGTTATTGATCCGACGTCTCAGACAGTGAGCGTATCAATCGGGTATCCGGGGGGCACTGACCAGAAAACATTCTACGTAGGATTTCCCCAGACAATGCAATGGTCATGCTACGTGCATGGCCACGCGTCGACGTATACATATGACTACGGTTGTTTTGGGATTTACGACCCTAGCGGCGCGACTATAGTCTACAAGGAGCAGGGCGGCAATGCGGGAGCTACTTACTCCGGCTCCATAAACGTGACCTCGTCGCAAATAGGGAACTGGACAGTCAAAGCTTGGACTACTAACGAGTATTCATCCGCTAGTGGGTCCGTAACCTATCAGATTAACAGGGCCCCCACCTGTTCTTGCAGTAGCCCTACTGGTGGGGCATGGCAGAAGAGTTCTTCTGTCACATTGTCGTGGAGCTACTCTGACGCAGATGGAGACCCTATCCAAAATTCCAGGATTCAAGTAGCAAGGGATTCGGGCTTTTCTAACATTGTAAAGGACGTATATCCCGGGGCTGTTACGTCTTACAACTGCACCGGACTCGCTGAGGGCATACATTACTGGCGTGTATCTGTATATGATGGTATTGTCTGGTCAGGTTGGTGTAGTCCTGCCAGTTTTAATGTTGATACCGTTCTTCCGTCTTTTGTGAGCGCCTCCATTTCTGGGCATCGGTATAATAGCGGGAATGACTACTGGGTTCGTCCTAATGATATAGTTCATATACGGCACAGAGGCTATGACGGCGGCTCCGGGATCCGTTACCATTACCTGAGGGCGAACAATCCGACTGACGAAGCCAGGATAGAGGCTACGGCCAACAACGAATGGGAAGCATCCACTTTGATAGATTTGAACGGCGCCGGTGCTCCGACAGAGATATACAACTCTGGCGGGTATCGAGAGTATGAATACCACGTTATGGTCATCTCGGATGGGTATGACCATAACATGGAAGGTTTCTACTACGACGTCGCGGGTAACGGTTATGGTTATTTCTCGCTTGGTATAAGGCTCAGGGTCGATGGCGGCGCTCCAAGCATAAGCGGCACGTCCCTTACGGTGGATTCCCCCACTCTCGATTCGCAGCAGGAATTCACTGCCACCGTTGCCTGGAGCATCACCGACTCGCGAAGTGGCGTTCAAAAGACCAGCCTAGCCTTCTATTACAATGGAACATGGTACTACGACAATGCGAGCTTGCCCGACGGCATAACTTGCTCAGTAGATATGACCAACATAGCCGGGGCCGGGGCTAAGATGGCGTTGTTCTACAATATCCCCGATAACGCGAACATAGGGATAGCTTGGAGGGGATATGACAACGTGGGTAACGATACCGGGTGGGTCGGGCACACTTACTTGACCACCCCCAATCGGGTTCCGATTGGGCACCTGAAACTCAAGGTGGGTTCCGGCATAGTCGCTATAGGTGTATATCCGCTAACCATCATGTCCAATACGATTCTCAGGATGAAGCTCAATGATGAAGTTGGTTGTTTCTGGCTAGTGTCCCCTTCTCATGTCAAGGCGACACCCTTGCGGATTCATACGCATAAGGGGACGTTTTCTATCGCCAAAGAGCAGTAATGCATATTCGGGGACAGGGCATACGGGAGGGGTGATGTCTAGGCTATGTCGTTTGACTTTCTCGGCACAGGCCCAGCGTTTCCGTTTCGTCTCACCCTCGGTCCTGGTGATATGGCCGAGGGCGAGACGCTTGTTGAGATGAGCATCGACCAGATCCTTGGCACCGCAGAAGGGGAGCGACTGATGCGTCCCGACTTCGGTTCCAGGCTGCCTTACCTGCTCTTCGAGAACAGCACTGACGTTCTCGAGGCTCTGGCCGCGTCCACCATCGAGGACGCGCTGGAGCAATGGGAGCCGAGGATCACCGTGCTTGGTGTGGACGCGCGAGCCGACGGTAACAAGCTTGAGATTCGTATCCACTACATGATAAACGCCACCAACAACGTGCGGAACAAGGTGTATGTTTACGAGCTCAAGGGGGTGTCGTAGGTGCCCTACGTCGACTACTCCGCGCGCGACTTCGCGGCTTTGGGCACGGCCCTGGAGCAGTATATACGCCAGAGATTCCCCCAGTGGACGGACTTCAACGTGTCCAACATGGGCAACGTGCTGAAAGAGCTCTTTCAGTACGTGGGGGACACGCTTCATTACTACCTGGACAGGCAGGCGAACGAGTGCTTCTTCGACACCGTGACGGAGCGCGAGAACATGCTCTCGCTGTGCCGTTGGCTGGGGTACAAGCCTCGCGGGTACGTCGCGGCGACCGCCGACCTCACAGTGACACTGGCCTCCCCCGCGGCGGCCGACGTGGTGATTCCCAAAGGGACGCAGGTGAAAACGAAGGACCTCTTGAACCCGCTCGTCTTCGAGTTCCAATCGGACTGCGTCATCAAACAGGGGCAGACAGCCGGTCTTGTCGTCGTGAAGCACGCCAGGACGCGGCGGGAAGTGTTCGAGGCCGACGGCACGGCGGGGCAGGCGTTCAAGCTCTACTATGCGCCGTACCTCGACGGGTCGGCGGTCGTGAAAGTGAATGGGACGGAGTGGATGCCACTCGAGAGTCTCATCGACGCGACTGCGGACACGCCGGCCTATACCGTGTCCGTGGACGCGGATTACCGGGCCACAATCTCTTTCGGCGACGGCACCAACGGCATGGCGCCGAGCGGGACCGTCGAGGTGAGGTACGAGACCGGAGGTGGCGCCATAGGCAACGTCCCAG